CCTCTTTGCTGATGCAATGGCGGCGCGCGGGGACTCTGAGCGTGCAGATGCTACAAAGATAAACATTGATTGGGTGAACCCAAAGCGCCCATCGGACGTTGAGCGTATGTCGGCTGTTCAGCTGGCAACCTCGGCAGGTGTTCCACTGACCGTAGCTCTTCGCAAGTTCGGAGGATTCTCTGCGCTTGAGGTAGCAGAGGTTGAGCGTGTGCAGGGTAACCAAGCTCTACGCGATTTGGTAGTAGCCAACGCGACAACTTCATATCAGCAGCAGAACCAGGAAGAAGAACCTACCACCGACCAGACTCCCGAACCGGACCCGAAGAACCGGCAGGTACTGAACAACTCCTCCCCCACGGCCAACATTGCTAACCAGAACAACGGTGGGGCTGTCTAATGGCGACCAGCGGATTCTATGGGGAGCTATCTAACGCTCATTCAAAGCGCAGCCGCTCTCTGGTAGAGATTCTGGTGCAGTGGCTTTTCTCCCGGTGGCGTTCTGCCCCTATGACTTCGGACGCAGCGCAAGAGCTTATCGACGATACCGTAGAGAAAGTTCTTGACGTGATGGACGACGTTCGCACGGACGCAGACGCTTTCCTAACGGAGGTGCTGGAAGCAGAGGGCGTACCGTTCCCACGAAACATACCCCCGGCACGGGACGGCTCGTATCCACGTCGTTCTGTCTTGCCGGAGGATGTGTGGGAGCGCCCTGTGAATGAGTACCGCGCGGCGCGTAATAGTGGCGACTCGCACCAAGAAGCTATGCTCAAGACCCTAGCGCGTGTCCGTCAGCTGGCAGACGCGGACGTGCGTATGGCGAATCGCGCTCGCGCGGCGCAGGTGTATGAGGCTGCATCACCGAACGGTGTTATCGGGTACCGACGCATTATCCACCCGGAGTTATCGAAGACAGGCACGTGTGGTCTGTGCCTTGTTGCGGCTGACCGTTTGTACAGTACGAATCAGCTGTACCCACTGCATGATAACTGTAAGTGCGAGACGTTGCCCGTAACTAACACGTCCGACCCCGGCTTGAAGCTGAACCGTGAAGACCTGGATTACATCTACCGTGTTGCGGGCGGTAACACAGCAAGCAAACTCTCGAACACGCGCATTGCTGAGTACGTCTCGGGGGAGAAAGGTCCGGTGCTGGCGCGCCGTATCGAGAAATCTAAATCTGGTCTCACCCCGAAGAACGAGCAATACGCTCTCTCAGGCGACGACGCAGAACGCGCTTCTCATGTGTGGACCCCTGCAGAGGAAGTTATCGGGGCGCAGGACGAACTCGCCGCTCTGCGACAGCGCAGGGCTAAGCCTCGTAAGCGCCGATTGACAGTGCTAGAAGAACGAATTGCATATTGGGAGAAGCAAGCTAGGAAGCATTCAGCATGATTCGATTAGTGACTGGACCCCCGGCAAGCGGGAAGAGTACATACGTTCGAGAGAACGCTAAGCCAACAGATGCTATTATTGATTTAGACTTACTGGACGGGGATTCTGCGCTTCGTGCCGCTCTGGAAGAGAGTTTGCACCTGAAAGGTTCTCGAACAGATGTTTGGGTTTGTCGAACCCTACCAAACCCGAAAGACCGAAACGGTTTTGCGGAGTACATCCAAGCCGACGAAGTTGTGTTGCTTGACGACTCTACAGAGAATGAGTTGATAGCCCGGCTCGAAGGCACAGAAGATGCTGAGGACCGCATCGAAGGTATTCGCCGGTGGTTCTCACTCAACCCCCGAAATGGGGAACGAAAGGAAACTGAATCAATGTCTGAAAATTCAACCGCACCTGAGGCACAGCAGCCCGCAGCCGAAGAGATTTCTACCCCGGCAAGCGAGGATATGCAGTCACAGGTGGAAGAGCTGAAAAAGCAGGTTGAGCAGTGGAAGAGTCATTCACGCACATGGGAGAAGCGAGCTAAAGAATCGCAGCATAACACCGGGTCTGAACAGACCGATGATGGTGAACAGCTGAAAAATCTACAGGAAGAGTTCGCTACCTTCAAACGTGAGAGTGCTCTGCGTATCGCAGAGTCCGAAATTCGTGCGGGATTGAGCGGACGTGGGCTGTCGAATTTGCAAGGATTTTTCGATGGCTTGGGTGCTGCATCGTTCCTCAACGACGCAGGAGATTTCGATAAAGACAAGTTTGAGTCCATGCTCAGCACTCTTGCAGAATCGGTGAAACCTCAGACAGCGAATGGTATTCCTTCCCTCTCCGGCGCACCTGCTTCGGAGGGTAGTTCCAAGAACAGCTTCGCCTCGGGTGCTGCGGCATTCCGAGCTAAGCAGAAGAAATAGAAAGGTTATCGACTATGCCTAACCTGCATAGCACGGTTATTAACCGTAACCTCCCGGCTTGGTTGTCTGGTGAGACTGCAAACTTTGAAGCGCAGTCCCTTACCCTCAAGGCAACTGACTTTGCTGAGGTTATCAAGAAGTACAACGGCGTTCCCTCTGGTTACCCTGTAACCATTGCGCAGAACAAGATTACCCCTGCTACCGCTGACCCTGATGGTTTCATCCTGTATGATTCCACCAACACTTTCAGCGAAGAGCAGGTGGCTGTCGTTGTGAAGGGTATTATTATCCTCAAGCGTCTGCCTAAGCTGGCATCCGGTGACGCGCTCGCCAAGCCTGCTTCGTCTGCACACTTTGTTTACATGGAAGGGGCGGCTAACTAATGTCTAGCTACGATTTGGATATTCTGCTTACCCCTGAGTACTTGACTGGTTTCGCACGTGAGGCTTACCAGGCGCTACAGGATGCGGCCATTGCCGAGAACTCCCTGAGTATCTTCTTCCCTGACCGCCAGGTAGAAGGCATTGACCTGAACACCCGCGACCTGAAGAAGACTCGCCCTGTCATGGCTTACAACCGTGCGTGGGACGCTGAACCGGCTCGCGGCACTCTGCCTCCGACCCGTACTATCCGCTTCGAGAACATCCCTCTGACTCAGAAGTACACTCTGAGCGAGAAGGACCAGCTGCGTGCTCGCGTTCAGTCGAACGAGGTTATCCGTGAAGCGGTAGAGAACAACGTCCAGCTTGGTGTTCAGGCTATTGCTGACCGTCTTGAGTACCAGCGCGGCCAGACCCTCAACAAGGCACAATTCCTTGTTGAGACTGAGACCGGCGGCGTGACCGCTGACGACTGGGGCCGTTCTGCAGAGGCTACCCCCGTGGTTGCTAACAAGTTCAATGTTGTTACCACTAACGTTCTGGAGGAGCTTGTTAAGCTGCGTGATGCATACCGCAAGCTCAACGGATTCTACCCCGGCGCGATTGTCGCTTCGCCGAAGATTCTATTTGCTATCCAGACCCACCCACAGTTCGCAACTAAGGTTGGCGACCACACCCGTCTTGCTACCGTGGACGAAGTCAATGGTATTCTTGCTGGGCAGCGTCTACCCGCGATTACTGTTTACGACCGTCAGGTGCAGACTCACTCCGGCCCGGTAGATGTGCTGGACCAGGATAGTCTGTTCTTGCTTCCCCCGGCCGGTAGCCCCATCCTCGGCGAGACCGTGTTCTCCCGCACCAACACTGCGGTGAACCTCGGCTGGCAGGGTGTAGACGGTCAGGGTATCGTTGCAAACATTATCCAGCGTCCTAACGTTGCGTCTCTGCGTGACGTTGTTGTGGACTCTGTGGCAATGCCTGCACTCTATGCACCTGATGCTGCGTTCAAGGCTCAGGTGCTCTAACAACGACTAAGGAGCGAGACAAATGGTAACTAAGCAACCAACGTACATCTTTGATGAAAACGGGGAATTACACTTTCTCCCAGAAGGGAGTGAGCTTAGCGACCATGTTCTCTCCCAGGTCAGCAATCCGCATGTGACGGGGCTATCCGTGCCAGAGGGGAACGCTTCAACGGAAGATGAACCCTCAGACAAAGCTGAGGACGAAGAGAAAAAGTCCCCGGCACGGAAGCCCCGCGCGCGCCGCAGTACCGCTAAGAAGTAAGGATTTACCCCCGTGAGTTTTGAAGTAACCGTTGATGACGTGTACACCGCGCTAGACGGCGACGTGACCGACAGGACTGAGAAGTTTATCCAGTCTAAGATTGAGGAAGCGTTAGCAATTCTCGCGGGGGTTTGTCCGCGCCTTCGTGCTATCATCTCCGGCGAGAAGGAACCCGATAAGCTCACGTCCGTGCGTATCCGTGCCGTTGTAGTGGCGGCTGTGATGCGTGTTATCAAGGATGACCGCAGCGGGTACACCCATGAGAAGGAATCGGCATACGAGATTACGATTGACCGTATCGCGCAGTCCCCTGATATTTGGTTCACGGACAAAGACCTAGAGAAACTTGGTTGTAAAGACCGACCGAACCCTATCGGTACTGCAAAGCTCGGGGTGAGCGGGATGTTCACTGCCACTACGCAGAATGTGTGGTACTGCAAGTGAGCCTTATCTCCCAACCCCGGCATGTGATTGACCTATACCCGGCGCATACCGTGATGCAGCCGGACGGTATGCCTGCTTTGGAGTACATGCAGAAACCTATCCAGGTACGCTGCAACTTCCAGCCTATCGCGTCTGACAACCTCTCTCGAACCTCTTCGGTGCGAGAAGAGTACTACGGCTCTAAACTTTCGACGACAGGGGCACTCACAACACCCCCCGGCACGTTCGATAAGATTCGTAAGCAGCTACCAGAAGAGTATTTAGACGAGTTCCCTGTGAACTCCGTCGTTGTGTACACACCTGGCAAGTACACCCGGCAAGCCGGTAACAAACCTAACCCAACGTCTAGCACGCCGCTGATTTATTCTATTGACGCGCGAGAGGTAGTGTTCCGCATGGGTGTGCGTACACAGCACGATAAGGTGTCTATCACTCGCGGCAACGCGAAAGACTTTGTTGGGGTGGACTTTGGCAACTAACGGAATCGAACTGTACCGCACGAATTCGAAGCGTGCGGCTTCTTTAGTGTCTACCCGCTCTCGCGCTTTGGATATTACAGCAGAAGCAATCAAGAACGACGCAAAGGCCGCCGCTGAACCATACCGTAAGAGCGCTACTAACTCATACGTAGACCACTTCAAGGTGAAGCGCTCGCTCTACAAGGGGCCGCAGCAGTACCCCAACATCCCGGTATGGGACCGCGTTGTCTACAACGACGACCCAGCGGCCCACATCATCGAGCTTGGTATCGCAGCGAACGAGCTGCACTTCCGTGACGGGCGAACACAGGATGTTACCCATTTCCAGAGGGGTCACTTCTTCCTGGTAGGTGCAGCAGCTAAAGCTGTTGCTCTTGCAGCTCTCACACGCCCGCAACCCTCAGCACAGAAGTCGAACTGGGACTCCCGGCGTGCGAATGCCGCTATCGACCGTTCCGGCTCGCAGGGCACTCGTCATGGAGGTTACTAATTATGACAAATTTAATATTAGACTTATCGGTGCTCAACCAAACACTACTGTCCGAGTTCGCACCGGGGCACGTGCTGCAACACATACCTGCTGGGAAACTCCCGGCATGGTGGATTCAGCATCATGTTCTCTGGGCTTCGTACACGCCGGTGAACGCAGAAGAGACTCTGTGGAAGCTGATGATGAACACGCGAATCCGTGTGTATTCACCGCGTACAGGCAAGCTCGCACGCATTTCTGCAGACAGTATCAATCTTCGCGTGCACTCGTTCATAGAGGCGAGTGTGTCCGCAGGCAAGCAAATCTTGGGGATTACGCTTCGAGATTATAAAATGGGACAAGCACCCATAACAGAGTTCCAGGTATCAGCCATTAAAGCTGTGACTGGCGAGCAGTCAGACAGCACCCTTACCTTGACTGCCTATGCACCGAAAGAAGTTCTTTTTGGTGACGTTGATATAGAAGACCCCTCAAAGGTTCTTCGTGATTTAGGAGTACTAAATGGCTAAGCCAGTAGCTTATAACCCGAGCGAGGTTCTCGCGCCGGATTTTGTGACCGTGTTAGCGCCTGCTACCGGCACGTTTGCACCTCCGCCTAAGAGTGGTGCTGTAAAGAAGTTCAAGCCCGATAACGCTGAAACCTACCCGACCGGTTGGGCACCTATCGGCTTGACCTCTGCTGAGACCCTGCCGTCCTTCGCATCTGACGGCGGAGACGCTACCGTTCTGGATACCGCAGAGGTTGCAGCTGTGCGTAACATCCTCGGCACGGTGACCAACACCTTTAGCTTCGTTCTGCATTCCTTCAACAAGAAGGTTCTGCAGCTGACTCAGGGTGGTAACGACGCTTCCACTATGGAAGAGAGCAACGACGAGATTATTCAGTGGTCCGGCAACAAGCGCCGTACCGTGAAGACCTCGCTACTGTTCATCCGTGCCGACTCTGAGATGACCGTCTTCGATTACATTGCTAACGCAGAAGTAGCAGCAGACGGACGCGGCGAGACCTCGAAGGGTGCACTTGCACCCATCCCCGTTAAGGCAACCATCCTTGCACCTACTGCAGAGCAAGTTAACCAGGGCGCAAAGGATGCAGTCGCAACCATCATCCCCAAGAAGGATGCCGCCGCAGCAGGTGGCCCTGCACGCGCGGGCGGATAGTGCATACGTGCTATACTGTGCCTGTGGCTTTTACGAGTCACAGGCACTTTTCTTTTACCTTTGAAAGGAACACATAATGAGCATCCCTAAGGGCATTACTATCGGTCCCGACGGCTTTGCAATAGCTATTGCCGCTGAGTTCGCGCCGGAAGCCGATAAGTACAACCGTTCTATTATGGACGCACAACAGCAAACCACAGCCGTACCTGCGCAGCCTGCCGAAGCAAACGCAGACCCCCTGCGCTCGCTTGACGAAATGACCCCCGAGGATATTACTGGCGTACCGCAAGAGGCCCCCGGCAAGGGAGACGAGCCTACTACCGAAGACCCCCGCAAGAGCAAGTTGTACGCTTTGGTAACCCCGCTTGAAGAGCTGAAAGGCACCGTAGCATTGCAGCTTATGTCTGAGGCGGTCAGTATTTGGGAAGCAGTTTCCTCTGAGGACGGCCAGGAAGCGTCTCCCAGCTTGAACCTCACCGCTACCCGTGTACTTCGTGAGGTCTTCACTGAGCTTATTGTGCCAGAAGACAAACGTGAAGAGTGGGAAGCGCACGACACCTTGGCTGGAATTGCTGAGCAGTCTAACTTCATCTCTGATTACGTTGGTGAAGTGGGAAACGTTATTCGCTCTTTAAATATCTAACTTCACAGCCTGTTATATGCGCAGACTTTATAGCCCTCTACGGCTACGACCCGCTGCGTGAATGGTCTAGCCGGGATAGCAAGGTAACTCAAGCCCTGCTGTCCCGGCTAGGCTTTGAAGAGCGAAGCCTATACAGGCATTCTCTGCCAGAGCCTACTCCCGAGGAAATCGAGAACGCCGAGAAAAATTCAGACCCGAAGGATAAGTGGTTTGGGTACACCCGGCAAGAGGTAGCCCTCAAGACTCTGATAGACCAATTAACTCGGTTCCGCAACCTCTACATCACAGCCAATTCAGACAATAATACGAAGGCCCCAGAGTTTGTGGAATACCCATCCCCGTATAATGATAAGCAGCGCAACAAACCGAACTTCTCCGAAGAAGAAGTTCAAACTGCAATGGAACGTCAAGCTATGGCTATGGCTATGGTTGTCGATATTAAAGATGGTGCGTCTTTCTTTGCGGGGGGTGAAGAAACTTCCGAAAGCGAGCCGCCCGATAGTAAGGAGAAAGGGTTAGAGTAAGTGGCCGCAGGAAGTTTTGAAGCCGGGCGCGTACACATTCGCGTCCTTCCCGATGCGGAGAATTTCAACCAGAAACTTCGACCCGTACTTGAGAAGGCGAAGAAACAGGCAGAGCGGATTATGCACATCCGGGTTACCCCGGAGCTAGACCGCTCTGCCTTTGAACGTCTAAAACAACAGCTTCGTGAGCTTGATACGAAAATCAAGGTCAAGGCTGACGTAGACACAGACCAGATGCGCACCCGGCTGGCAGAAGCCACCAAGGGTAACCGTGCCGTCAAGATAAAGGCGGACGTGGATACCGCGCATGTGCGTACCAAACTTGCCGAGGCTACGCGCGGTGGCCGTGCGGTCAAAATAAAGGCAGACGTTGATACCTCGCGCATCAAGAAGCAGGTAAAAGAGTCGGTAGAGCGTGTACAGCCGCAGGTGAAGCCGAAGCTCACTTTGAAGCAGCAGCTCGACCAGATGAAAGAAGCGTTCAAGTATCACTTCGAGATACCGAACGTGAAGGTGAATACCGCAAAGACTCTGCACGAGCTGCACGAAGACATTGCGAAGAACCTGCCTAAATCTGAGTTGAAAATACCCGTCAAGCTGGACGATAACGTGTTCAAGCGCGAACACAAGCGCCTGATTGACGAACTCAAGAAAACCCCTGCCACCCCCGGCGTGGAACTCAAAGCAGGGTTTAGCCGCGACACCTTCCGGCAAGCGACGAAAGGTTTCCAAGAGTTCAACTCTGCCATAGAACGTAACGCTGAACGTAGCGAACGCCGCGTTCGTAAGATGTCCGAGCGTATCCGCGACCTCGCAGATAAGATGGTAGACGGTTTCCATCATGTTATTGATGGGCAGTTCGAGATTGACGGGGACGACGTAACTAACGAGTTCTTCGACCACTTTGAAACTCAGATGGACCGTGTTCGGGAGCACCCAATCAAGCTCTCTGACCTTATTGTGCGCGGGGATAGTTCTCCCCTGCGTGAGCACGAGAAGTCTATCAATCGTATTCTCGATGTAAATCGTCGTCNNNNGTGGCGGCAGTCGCTACAGAGCACCCGCCGTCCTCTACAGCAACAGGAGCGCGATATTGACAGGGTTATCGACGCGAACCGTCGTCTGCTCGGACAAGTAGAGAAGTGGAAGCGGGTCTCCCAGATACCAGTCTCTACCTCTGGTATTATCCCTGATGCCGCAGCTACCCGCCGTATGAGCGAAGTCTCCCGGCAAGTGCGCAAGCAGTCCGAAGCGTTCAACAAAGCACGGCGTGAGCTTGAGCACCTGAGCAAAATCCAAGGTGTGTTTAACAACCGCGCCAAGGATATGATGAAGGTGGACTTCTCCCGCCCGTTCGTTGGCTTCCGTTCTAACCTCAAGACAATGGAGCGCTGGAACGAAGACCTCCGCAAGGCTAACCGTCTGATGGACGAGCAGGCTAAGAAGTACCGCGAGATGGGCAACGCTAACGGCGTGCGTCGTATGCAGGACGAGATGCGTAAGGTTGGCAAGCAACTGGAAGAGAACGGGCGGCTGATGAAGCTGTTCGATAAGTCCATGTCTGACGTGTTCACACGTAAGCGCAAGCTGCACCTGTTCGACGATTTCAAGGCAGATGCGAAGGACTCTATCGAGCAGCTACAGAACAACATCAAACTTGCCGAACGTTTGAAGCAGAGCTTCGCTAATAAGCATAGTAAAGCTGTATCGGTTGGTAATTCGTCCGAGATTGACCGCTGGGCAGAGGCTTTCGAGCGCGCAAGTTTGAAGGTCCATCTTTTGCGTGAACGGCTAGAACGGTTGGAACGTGCACGTGAGAAGTTCACGAACCGAGCCGCTGTTGAGCGCTTCAAGGATTCGTTCAATGTGGACCACCTCAAGAATGATTCGTTCTTCCGAGACAAGCACCCACTGCACGTAGAGGTAGACCTCGACACCGCGCACGCTGAACATAAGCTAGACGAGCTGGACGACGACCGCGATGTGACTATCAACGCAGACGCGGATACTGGGCGTGCTCGTATGAAGCTGGCAACGCTGACTCGACCCCGGCATGTGCTTATCTCCCCGAAGATTGATAAAGCAGCCGCCGCTAAGGTACTCACGGTGCTGGCCGCTATCTCCGGCGCGCGTGCTACCTGGGACTTTACTAAGAAGTTCAAGGACTTCACGAAGGACCTCGATAAGAACCTGACGAAGATTATCAAGCTGGGGTCTGTCATCTCGACAGTCTCCGCTTCGGTGCTGTCTCTGACGAGTCACATCTTCGCCCTCGGCGCGTCTCTCGTCTCTATTGCGCCTAGCGCTTTCGCCTTGCCGGGTATTCTCACCGGTATCGGTGTGGCCGCCTTCGCTTCGGTGAACGCGCTCAAGCAGTGGAATGACCGCATGAAGGACGTAAACGACCGTTTCACGGAGCTGAATAATCGCGGTGCTGATAAGTTCTGGGAGCAGTTCGAGAAGCCCATGCGGAACTTCATTGATTCCGTCTTCCCGGCGTGGGAGAAGGGTATGCTCGAAATTTCCGAAGCGACGGGGAGTTTCTTCGGTAAAGCTGCCAGCGCAGCTCAAGAGTTCGCTAACCAAGGCGGATTCGCAAGTATATTCGACTCCGCAGCTGAGGGTATCCGCCGTATGAGCAACGGTATGGGTCCTCTGACTGAGGGTCTGCTGCGGTTTATTGACATTGGTGCTAAGTTCTTCCCACGCTTCGGCGACTGGTTCACCGACATGGCGAATAAGTTCAACGACTGGACGAAGAACGCGGACATCTCCGGCGCGATTGACAAGGGTATCTTTGCTCTGAAAGAGTTCTGGCGTGCCGGTGAAGCAGCGGTGGGTATCCTAGTTAACATCGCTAAGGCAGCTCAAGAGGCTGGCGGTGCGTCTCTGACGGACTTCGCTAACGCTCTTGAGAAGGTACGAGATAACCTAGCGTCCGTTGAGTCTCAGTGGACTATGGTTACCCTGTTCCGAGGTGCTAATGATGCGCTTAAATCCCTCGGCCCGGCGTTCGAGTATGTGGGCAAGATGCTGCACGATACCGCAGAGACCATCGCTTACGTGATGAACAAAATCTCAGAGACTATCGTCTCTTGGGTCAAGTTGATTACGGAGGCGTTCTCTACCCCGGCATTCCAAGGCGGAATCCGTGATGCTGTGGATGGTATCTCGAAGGGTATGGCCGCGCTCTCGGAGCACTCCGGCCCGCTCGGTGAAATTCTCGGTTCGCTCGGCTCGATTATCGGTAACATGGCTGAGCACTTCTTGCCGGTCTTCGGCGCTGCGCTTGATGCACTTGCGCCTATCTTCAAGGGTTTGAAGGAAGCCTTGGATGCAGTGGTTCCGATTCTTGCCGAAGGTTTGAAGAATGCTATCGAGTGGCTGGGTCAGAACATCGGTCCTCTCGTTGAGCAGTTCGGTCAGTGGGCACAAGCTAACCCTGAGCTGGCAACTGCCCTCGTCTTGGTAGTAGCAGCTGTGGGTGCGTTAGTGGCAGCCCTCGGCCCGATTGCAGGTTTGATTACAGGTATTGGAGGGGCTATCTCTGGTATCAGTGCTATCGCTGGCGGCGTGAGTGAAGTAATAGCAGCGTTCGGTGCTGGCGGCACGCTTGAAGCGGTGGGCGGTGCTATCGCCGCAGCTGCGGGTCCTGTGGCTCTGGTGGTGGCGGCTATCCTCGCTATCGCTGGGGTATTCATTTACCTATATAACACCTCGGAGAACTTCAAGAATCAGATAAACGACCTCGGCCAGAAGATTCAAGAGTTCTTCGAGCCTGTAGCGAAGTTCATTAGCGAGCAGTTAGCCCCAGCTATCGGGGATGCTTTCAAGTCCATCAGTGAGGGCTTCACGGGGCTTATGAGCGATTTAGAGCCCTTAGCTTCGGCCATTGCAAGCATTGTTGGCGGCATCATCCAGGTAGCTACGCCATTAGTTGAGTTCTTCGTGAACGCTTTTGGACCGCAAATTGCTAACGCTGTTCGGTTCCTCGGCACGACGCTGGGAATCATCTTTGACGGTATCGGAGCAGCACTCAACGTATTCGGGCATTTAGTTTCCGGTGCTATGAAACTCATGACGGGGGACTTTGATGGTGCACGAAAGGAAGTTGAGGCCATTTGGAACCGCATCAGTGAGTTCTTATCGAACACATGGAACACCATTGTCGAAGGTATCCGAGGTTGGCTTCATGGTCTGCTTGATAGCATGGATAACTTCGCGCCACAGCTGTTTGGTATCACCAAAGAGTCTTGGCAAGGCTTCAAGGACATTATCAAACAAAAGGTGGACGATGTTATCAACTTCATCAAGACCTTCCCGAGCAACATTATTAATATCTTCAAGTCCATAAACCTGTTCGAGTCCGGCCAGGCTCTTATCAATGGATTCAAGAACGGTATTGTGAACGCCTTCAATGGTTTGAAGAACACGGTGAAGAACGGACTATCTAATATCCGTAAGCTGTTCCCCTTCTCACCAGCAAAAGAAGGACCCTTCTCTGGCCGGGGGTACACCACCTACTCCGGCCAGGCTTTGATGCGAGACTTCGGTAACGCGATTCTCCGTGAGAGCGCGAACGTACAGGATAAAACCGCTATGGCCTTGAGCCGGGTACAAGGCGAGTTCAACAGCTTCGCACCGAAGGTTCCGACCTCGAAGCTCGGTATCAGTGCTGCGACCTCTCAGACGTTGGATGTGAACACACAGCTATCGTCAGGGGCCGCCGCTAAGTCTATGGCTACTGCACTCATGACCGCTATGGAAGATGGGGTAAAATTGTCTCTAGACCCACGCAGTAACGAGGCAATTTTGAACTTCAACGATAACGGCCGCCGGTCCCTGAGGCGGTAAGCAACGAAAGGATTATGAACGTGGCATCGAAGGATTTCCAAGCTACGCCGGTAGAGCGTTTCAACCAGGACGGCTTGGCCTATGATGCCACGTTCATGATTGAAGGTGGAAAGGCTTTCCCTATCGCCTTTGGTGAGTCCATCTCACAGCAGGAAGACCAATCGAACGTTGCGTTCTTTACCTCGGCACGTGGACGACGCTCTGTCTCTTTCCGAGGTAAAGCACCGCGCTCATGGAGCGTGAGTATGAACATGCCGTGGGACTACACCTCTATGCTGGCAATGTACGTAGAGTCCCAGCGCACCCCCCGGTTCCTCATGACCCCCTTAGCGCGCCGGAATAACATTATGGCACCTGCAACAGAAGGTCCTACGTTGTGGGTGGGGTCTGTTGGAGACTCACCGAACAATAGCTTCGGGACTCTTATCGAAAGTTCCTACACCTCTGATAACGGGTATTACTTACCTACCTTCTGGGTAGACACCAATATAGGGGATTCCATCTTTGGTAATGAGACTTGGGTTATCCCCGGCACGACGGTGCGGTTCCGTGTCTTTGCACGCGGCTCTGGTACGGTACGTTTGTGGGGTAAAAACGCAGGTAGTTTTCTGGATACCCCTTTGGTTACCATGAGGGTAAATTCGGAAACAATGGTTGAGTACATCTCTACGCCTGTCACTATCCCTCAGAACGTACAGGCCGTGGTGGACGGCTACCATAGCCTCAAAGAGTTATCCCCTATGCAGATGTGGATAGGTACTCACGTGCCGCCCATATCCCCTCGGCTAGGGGCGTGGGCTGTTATCAAAGACTTTGGGTATTCCCACGAAGTATTCGTACAGAGCAAGCTCATAAAATCATCATTCACAATATCGGAAGTGTGGTAACCACGTGACTTTTATCGCCCGTCGCACAGACGAGTACCTACAGTGGCAGGGTAAAGAGTACCCTATCAGCAACGTGAAGCTGGAACACGCTTTTCACCCTGTCCCCTCTGATATATCCCCATCCACACAGACATACTTACGTGTTAATTTAGACATTGACCTCTCGGGCGGCTCAGCGCAAGGATACCCTTCGCCGTTCACCGGCGCATACCCGCACCGAGGGGACTACGTTACTCTTGTTCTGCAGCAGGTAGACGACGAGATTCAGAATCTCACTCCGGTGAATAATAAGCCACGTGCTAACCACACCATCAAGCGCATGGATATGCTTGTGGATAACATAGAGTTCGGAGAAACCTCTACATCACTTTCACTAACGCAGCGCGTGGATGGTTTTTCCAATAAGATAAACGCTGACCCTGTGTACCACTGGCGTAATCAGTTCTACGGGTGGCTCGTCGGCCAGAAAGAAAAGTTCTTTGAAGACCAGCAAGCTCTGCGCTATACCAACCCCGCCCCGGCGTACACGATTGGTATAGCCCTTGCCGCTGGGGGGTATACCTACGCGCCACCCGCCACACCGCTTACTGTCCTTAGTCTACCGCTGTTTGGTTCTTTTTGGACTAATCAGTGGGATAACCCTTGCTACGTCCAGGATTACCGGAAATGGAATGATATTGTCGGACCTGTCGGCCAGGTTGGAAACTTAGACCGAGGAGACGAACTAGGCTTTAACGTCGGTGGATACTCCCGCAACGGTGTTGGTGCTTCCGGCGAGGTTGTGCAGTCCCGCTCTAACCGAGACCATCTGCAACCGCCGCATCTTTGGTACTCTGACGGCGGCTCGTGGATGACCGAGGGCATCCTCAAGGTAGCTCAGACACGCCGTATCGGCCCTTTCGGTCTTCCCGCAGAGCACCGTAGGTCTGACATTTTCGCGTCCTGGATGATTCGCTGGGAACCGTCCCGCGAACATATGGGTAATCTGTACCAAGTGAAAGTCATTACCGAAGATGGTGCAGGGGCATCTGTTCGATGGGACGACTCCGGCAAGGTAGAGCTGTACTTCAACCAATATGAAGACAGGTTCCCTGAGTCTAAGGAAACCCGAGCTACCGTCATGTGGACGGGGCAGTTCCCTATGAACGCTGGCACTAAGATAACCTCAGCTATCTTGGAACAGGACGGTAACTCTGTACGGTTCTACGCAGCCTTTGGAGGAGCCGTTGTCGATTCCGGCTTCATCCAAATGCCACGGAACCTGCACGCTGTGGGGGGAGTAGAACAAAACCTCCCGGCATGGGCGGAGCTATGGATTTTCAACGACGTGAAGAATGGACGTAAGTTCCCTCGCTCTGGTATTTGTGGGTTGCAAGTGTCTACCATTCCTGATAATCAGCCACAGCGTCAGAAGTTCCTAGACGCGGTGCGCACTGAGTATCAACAGTGGAAACCAAAGGTAAACCTCGTCCCTGCAAACCGACTTATCAACCAAACCACCATGTCGTCCATTCGAGACCGCACTTCCGGCGAGGTACTGAAAGACTTATGCGAAGCTCTCGCCGTGGGATGGTGGATTGATGCTGACGGAGTCGCGCAGGTCTGCCCTCTAGAGAGCTTGGTATCTGGTACCGTCGGAAATTCCGGCACGCTGAGCTCGACCTATGATATAGGTGCGTTCGGAGTAAGTACCGACCTGACCTTGACGTGCTCTCGCATTGAAGTTGAGTTCGCCGAATGGGCTATCTCGCAGACCCGCAAGACTCAGATAGATGTGTGGAAAAAAGGCGGAACACTAGCTATAGGTGATACCGTTGAAGATTTTATCCAGCCTGACGAATCGACGGAATGGCTGGACTTGGATACCTCCGTGGAAGACCAAGGCGCTCGTGATTGGTCCTGGATTGCTGATAACAACGGTTCTTTCTATGGCGGGTGCACTATAGTGTCTACTCAGGTCAAGTCGGGTGCGCAAGCATCCAACGGGCTAACTCAGTGGGGGTGGCGTTACGCCGCTACTATTGACTGCAAGGTAGTAGCTCTGTCCCCCTGGGTTACTAAGCTGACCCAGAGGGCTATCTCTGGCACGTTCATCAACTCTGACGGGCCTTTAGTCAAGGAGACGACATCTAAAGATATTCAGCTTCGCACCGCTACGCACGACTACCGTCGCGGTACTAGGGTGAACAACACCGCCGCTTACGGCATTGTTGTTCCTGATATTGAGCTTCCAGTGATACGCGCTCGCGGAACTATGAAGCGCATCAAGCAGAAGCATTCGGTATCAGGCGGTACGCCGAACGCCCGTACCCTGACCCTTGAGGGTTGGGACTTCATCGACGATAGGAGGTTCGCTAAGGAAGTAGCGGACGTTCTCAGCCGGTATGCCCTGGACGCGCAACCCCACTTCACCAACCTTGAGATACCTTATGACCTGAGCTTAGTCCTCGGCTCAATAGTCACTATCAAGGGCATGAATGAGTTCGGACGCGAGAACCTGTTTGGCGCTATCGTCACCGGCGTGATTTGCGGGCTTGAACACGCGCCACAAGCTAACAAAACATCTCTAACGGTGTGGGTGTTCAGCTACGATAAGACGCTACAGACGTGGGAAGTGGTGGAAGCCAACAACGAGTCCGGCAAGCGTACCTGGCAGCAGCTTGAGGACACACGCCAGAGGCAAGGCACCACATGGACGAAGGCAGAGGCTAACCCACAGCTCTAGGAAGGAACAGATATGGGAAAAACTTCAACTTGGAACATCCACTACGACGACCCTAACGATATTGCGAAAGGGCGTTTGCAGGCTCAGAAACTAGCCGAGTCGGCAGACGCGGCTGTATCGTCCTGCAAGCAACAGGTGTTCCAGGACTACACAGGAAAAATCGCGCAAGCGGAAAACCAAGCGAATGATTACACCGACCGGCAAGTGCAGGCTGCGAAGGTTGAGCGGAACACGCAGATAGACTTGGTGAACAAGAATATCGAATCTAACAAGAAAGACATTGAACAGAAGCTCTCGGATGCGACCACCGAAGCTATTAGGCGGGAGAAAAATGTAAAATCGGAGCTGCGCGTAGAGTTTGAAGACCGCGTACCCGTAAATATGGGTCCTGACGAAACATGGTACACCTATGTAGATGCCGCTACCCTTCCAAAATGGCCCCTTGATACAGCCCCTAACAACAGCATTATCTTCTTGTACGCTGTGAATACCGGCACGGCTTGGAACGTGTCGGTGGAAGCTGGGCAGTTCTACATCTTCAACAAAGATAAAACGGGCAAAACGCACTACGCGCAAATCTCTAACCCTTACAGTCTGACCCGGCTCGTACCGTTGGCGAACGACATCACCACGTTCTTCACGGCGGAAAGTTCCAGCACGAAGAAGATTCACGCCCGGCTTGCCGAAGCTGAATCTACTATCGCGCAGCTGAAATCAGAGATAGAAGCTCTGAAAAAGAAGCAGCCGTAAAACACCGGTAGAATGGGAGTGTACTACATCAAGTACACTCCCATTTTTCTATGTGAAGGAGGTATCCAATGGCTGACGAGCCTTTGGTAACCCATGCACCCCCGCCCATCGGAGCGGTGACCGTGGCTGGTGGTCTTTCTAAATCTGAGGTAGAAGCGATTGTGAACAACCACATCAATTCTCTGCCCCAGCCAGCACCCGCAGTAGATGAATCGAAAATCCGTTCGATTGTACAAGCCGAGGTACAGAAAATACCTCAGACCCCCGGCGTGAATGAGGCTAAGGTGCAAGAGCTTATCCGCTCTGCTATCTCGCAGCTTCCACCTGCACAGTCTGGAATCACGGAACAGCAGGTGAACACCATCGTATCGGCAGCTATCTCGAAGCTACCGACCCCGAAAGAAGGTCTGTCTGAGCAGCAGGTAAACGGTCTTATCCAGGCCGCTATTGCAGCTATTCCTGCACCTGAGAAGGGTCTTTCCGAGGAGCAGGTAAACACCATCGTTCAGAAAGCTATCGCTGCAATACCCCCGGCAAGCGGTGTAGACGAAGCTAAGGTTACTCAGCTTATCCAGCAGGAAATTGCTAAGCTTCCTCCGACCCCCGAAGGCGGCTTGAGCGCGGCACAGGTTCAATCTGCTATCCAGACGGCTTTGACCGAAGCATCCAAGACTATCAAGTCTGAGACCTTGGCCGAAGTAGAACCGAAGATTGCTACCGCCAAGACCGAAGCCGTCTCGACCGCTAAGACTGAAACTCTAGCCGAGGTTGAACCGAAGATTGCTACGGCCAAGAGTGAAGCCGTCGAGTCCGCTAAGTCTGCTGTTTCTGCTGACGTGGATTCTAAGATTGCTACGGCAAAGACCGAAGCTGTCTCAACCGCGAAGACCGAGACTCTTGCCGAGGTTGAACCGAAGATTA